TGTTACTACAATCTGTTCTCTTCTAGCCTCTTGTTCTTTAATCCACGCATCCATTTGCTTTACATATATCTCATCTGGACTCATTTACTTAACACCCTCCTTTTTAAATGCAACACGTTTGCGCTTATCTTTACCTAGATAACCTCAAGAACTCTCTCATGCCATCTACAACCTCTTTATCGTTTTCAACAAGCTTACCTTTAACATAGATATCTCCATTGCTTTTCAGAGATACCATTTCTTGTTCACCAACTTTTAAAACGATACTGTCATGTGAAGTATCTCTTGCCAACTTATTCAAATCTCCATTATGCAACGTTAGAGTCATATCTACACCACCTATGTAATTTTTATATAATAAAAGGAGAGCCTAAGCTCCCCCTTCAATACCATATGTAACTCAACCTATACGATTAAAAAAAGCATCAATCGTTGGTTTTGTGAATTCAGCAACCGTTATTGCCGTAGTAAGTACGATAAAAAATGCAACTACACTCATGCAATCACCTCCTGTTTTCAATCATACAATAAGAGGTGTTACAAATATCTTTAAATTAAATTATAAAAATATTAACGTTCTATTACAATTCTTTACATAATAAAAAGCACTCCATAAGGAATGCTTTGAGTTACTTTATTAACCTAACCTAAAATTTCAGTAAAAGTTTCTTTTAAATAATCATTTAACATCTCTTCCGTGAACACTACGTCACGTACTGAAGAATACAATTTATTATCTTTTAATATTAGTTCATCCAATTTAAATACAGCTATACCAGATTTCTTTTCAACTTCTATCGTATTCTTTTGTTTATTAACATATAATTTAAGTTCATTTTCTTCAATCTTAATAGCTTTTAAGTAATCTGTATTTGCTACATTATACTAGCCTTCGGAAACCCATTATACATACCCCAAAAAATTTGAGACAATTCTTCAAACTTCTCCATTAATACCTTTTCTTCACTATCTTCTCCAACATAAGCCTTCAATTTACTAATAGTTTCATTTAAATTACTCATGCTTTTAACATCCCTCTCTACAATCAATATTGGAATTATAAACCAGTATAATTGTAGCATAAGTAGAACATAGAGTCCCATAAAAAACTATTAAAAAGAGCAACCGTACACCAGTTGCCCTTTCGTCAATTTCTTATGTTATTACTATAATTCATTTTTTCAAGGGTTAACATTCATAAAACTGGGTGTCAGTAAAGTGCAAGTTCTTCAGCGAACTTTATTCTTCTTATTATCTCAGCATGTTTCTTATAGATATAACTGGAACTGTAATTCAGAACCTCAGCTATTTCTTCTAAGGTCATTCCGTCCACATACTTCATTTTTAATATTCGATTGTCCAAACCTCTAAACTTACTAATTAAGTTTTTTAGTTTATACATATCATTCATTTCATTTGCTAATTCATATTCAATCGCTTCAATACGTTCTTCTACTTTTGCACCTTCCGATTCAGCGGTTAAACGTACCTCTCGCAAATCACCACTGACCCAGCGTTTTAATTCAGCTTTTGTTTTGTCTAAGTTGTAATCTAAGTATGCGATTCGTTCTTCTAATTTCTGATAGTCTTTCAGCCAGTCAAACAAATGATGATTCACCTACTTTCTTTGGTTCCTCCACAATTCTTTTACTCGCCATGCATTTTCAAATAGTTTTGAGCAAATCTTAATTGTTGGGCAATATATGGATCGTTCTCTCCTCCACCACTCGCTAACCAGTCTCTTACTCGATCATTGATATCTCGTAACACTGGATAAGGTAATTCAGATGATATTTCAATAATTTTTTCTAAATAAGTCACTTTATCATCCCTCATTTCTTCTATGAAACTCTAAATCTCATAAAACATGTTTATTTTCCTTTCTCAGATGTTTTATCATCTTCATAACCGAATGTATTAAGAAAGAAAAACAACATAGTTTTTTCTTAATCTGAAAAGCCATATTTTTAACAAAATTAATTTTTATACTAATCTCTCAGCAATTGCATGGATTACATTAACCGTGACAGAATTACCGGCCTGTTTATACAATTGTGAATCCGAATTAACTTCTCTCGCTCGATCAAAAGCCCAATCTGGAAATCCCTGTATACGAAACGCTTCTCTTGGTGTAATTTGCCGCCATCTTCCGTTATCTAGAACAGCTTGTGAACATTGTGTATCTAATGTTTGAAAATATCCTCGTCCTACCCGACCTCTTCTTGTATTGGATCCAGGAAAAGCGAAATTTATCACATCATTTTCTCCAGCGTAGTCATAGCCTTGGACAGTGTTATTAATTATTTTAAATCCTTCTGTTCTTGGTAACGGAGTTGCTGCAATAGTTCTTCTGATAGGAAATACTTCTCGTCTACCTTTTCCTCTAAGGTGTCCAATAATATATACTCTATCTCTGTTTTGGGGAACTCCGAATTCTCTAGAATTGAGTAATTCCCATTCACAGTCATACCCGATTTCGTCCAATTCAATTTGGGCTTTGAGAAAGTCCCATCCTCCGTTAACTGAGAGAAAATTTTTAACGTTTTCAATGAATAATTTTTTAGGTAACTTTTCGGGACTCCATTCTTTTGTTTGGCGTAATAATTTAGTAACTGCAAAGAATAAAGAAGATCTTTTCCCATCAAATCCTTGTGTTTTTCCTCCAATTGAGATATCTTGACATGGGAATCCGAAAGTCCAACAGTCGGATTCAGGAATGTTTCTATAGTCAATTGTTGAAATGTCATTCCATGTCCACTCCTCTTCGGTATTATGAATTGCCTCATAACTTTTTCTAGCAAACTTGTCCCATTCTACATATCCAAGACATTTATGTCCGGCTTGCTCCATACCTAATCTAAAACCGCCCATTCCTGCGAATAAATCTATAAAAGTAAGACCCATATCACCACCTCGCTTTCTACTAAAATGAAGTTTTTACTCCGCTACAATTTCACCTTCGATAAGTTTTAACTGACCAGGATTAATTTCAGTTGTTCCATCCTGTTTAATGTTGTATTCCATACCTTCATGTGGCTCTTCATAGAACTCATCAATAGACATTTGAGAAGGCTCAAGAATGATATCAACATTTCCGCCGGCGAAAGGATAAAGCTGATTTACTATGCCTTTCGCATCACTTTTTACATTTAATTTAATTGCTGTTTTCTTGCTATCGCGTTGAATATTTGCGAACTCCGCACCGATTGGTTCAACTTCACTTTTCTCCAAAGTTAAATAGACAATTGTACCTGGCATTTTTAATAAATCATCAGCATGTGGCAATTCATCACTTAATACATGGAACATTAAAACTTCCTTTTTATCATCCTTTTGCATTTTCTTAAATAAAACGTTCAATTTCACCTTTGTCATGTCTTCCGACTCCTTTTATATTAGATTGATATTAGAACTAAAGTTTTCCCGTTATTTTAGTCCGTTTCTAGCCTTAGAAAGTCTTTCAGCCGCTTTTTGTCTTTGCTCTTCTGTCATAACTCTTAAATTTTTCATTGTTACCTGTTTTTCTTGAAGAATACCTTTAACCGCTATCGGTCTTCCGTCCTCTTCTTCTAAGGTTTTTAACTCACACAAATTAGTAAGTTTTCGAATGTGTTTAGGAACAGTAGAGTAAACATTCCACTCACCTGTGCTATTATCGAAAACCAGTGTAGTTTCTTGTTCTTCACGAGAATAAGTCATATTAAAAAGCTCCTGTTTTCAAATAGTATTTTGCTTGGTAATAAAATCTGTGATAAATATTGTGACCAATCATATTTTTGCTCATTGGTACTATTTCAAAGTTGTATTTTGCTTTAAGACTTTCTAATCGACCTTTTAAAGCTTTCGGATCGTATCTACTTCGATACATCCCCTTCGCTATTTTTTCATCAAAGTCAGGTTCTTCCACAAATAATACAAACTTACTCTCTTGCGCCCTTATTAACTCGTTAATAAATGCCTGTTGGGTGTCTTTCTGTAAATTACCTGTGATTTCGTCTACCCCATTTTTTCTTTCAATGAAACTATTTAAATAAATATCACGGGAGATACCCAATTCTTCATTTTTCGGCACCATACAACTGTAATCCCCATGATTTAATTTTTGTATTTTAACTGATACATCTTTTTGAACTAGATAATCACGAATATGTTGATTCTGTTTCTCTCTTGTATCAATAACGATTGTGAGTGTTTTAAGAATGTTGTTTATTTCTTTATCTGTGTAATGGAAACGAATCATTTTGATTCCTCCAGTAACTCTGGGTTTTCGTATATATTTCCGATGACTTTATAAAGAATGTGAGTATTCCATGCCATAGGCTCTATTTCTCTTTGTCTCAAATGGATTGTATTTGCATCATGCCACTTTCGACAAAATGATGGGGCTTGATAAACAATTTCACATCGCAGAACACTTTTTTCATCCAAAGATAAGTCAAGAATATCTCCTTCATAAATCTCCTTACCGTTCTTATCTTTTAACCCTGTGTATTGCATAACATTAAATGGTCGTTGTTCTGGCGTTCCCGGGAAAATCTCCCATGCTGGTAAATCAAAAATTTCTCCCCATTCCATCATTTTTTTACTCATTACATTCCAAACTCGAAATTGATATCTCATCCTCATGCCCCTTTCCTTGCATATAAAACCGCACGTTCATATATCTTTCTAGCCATTGCATTCGATTCATCATTTTCAAATTGACGATGATCCTCATAAACATCTGTCCAACCGTTATTAGCAAGGACAATCGTCCACTCATAAAACAGTTGCAATGAATTTTCTTCTTCAACTAACCAATTGTGTAATTTTTGATTATGTTTCCACCCACAAAAATGATGAAATATCTTCATTAACGTAATTTTCTCCGCACTCTCATCTTTCCAAGATTGAAACCACTCATAAATAGCTTGATAGTTTTGTTCAGCAGCTTTCATTACTTCCGTTGGAATTAAATTTTGTTTTTTTATCGCAACTTGATTATCTTTTTCATCAAGATAGATATTTGCACCTGACTTCCAAATTAAACTTAAAATTAGTAGTACTTTCATTTTTCGAAGAAACTCCCTTCGGGTTATTAAAAAATGAAAAAGTTACTTAAAAACAATCAAATGTTACTAAAGAATTTCTTTAATAACCCACCCGAACCCTACAGCCACAAGGGATTGAGTAAAAACGGTTACTAAAGTTATCGGTGTTTGGGTATTACTGCTCCTAATATATATATTTTTATTTTTTATTTTTTTATTTATATAGAATCCCAATAACCAAAATAACTAAATAACTATAAGATATAACCTAAACCCTTGATATGACTGGTTTTTCAGAGGGTTATTAAAAACCTTGAAGGGTTATTTAAATAACAAAAAGGTTATTGAGTGACCTTAAATTTGCCATTTTCATTGTTTTCAGTAACCCCTTTAGTAACCGGCTTACGTTCATTTAGGGTAATTCCTGTAAGAAACGTTTTATTTTTTTGACCTTTTGTTTTCCCGAAACCTTTTGTTTCTAACATGCGATAAAATGATCTATTCCCTAAAGCCCTTTCACCTGAATTAAAACACCATCTTTCATAAACGTTGTATAATTCTTTTGCTTCAATTCGAATCGCTTCATTTTCCGGTTCATCTGTATAACAAACTTCATCGAGGAATGGCGCTAAAATATCCATGTCCTCTTTGTATTGTCCTGTTGCTTCCGCTACGACCTTCGGCTCTTTCAATCTTCCTTGCTGCCACTTCATGCAACCCTCAATTGCCCAATTCAAGATACCTGGCATTTCTAGTGATAACTTTTCAGGTAATCTTTTATCACGTTTATGAGATGGTAGATTCAAATTAAAAGGAATTAATTTAACACGTCGCCAAATTCCTTCATCAAGGCCACCAATTACTGGTTTATGATTTGTTGTGAAGAATACTTTAAATTCCGGAACAAACTCAAAATATTCTTGTCTCAAGAATCGTGCTAATACTGGTTCGCCACCTGTAATTTGTTTAACAAATGACTCAGAAAGCTTTTCTCCTTCTTCACTTTCAATGGCACTTACAAACCGCGCCCCAACAAGCCGAGCGATATCATTATTAGCTCCAGTATCTTTTTTCTTAATAAATGTATCTGACTTGGCTTGCTTTCCATATTCGCCAAGTAAGTCTTTGATAGTATTGATAAATGTTGATTTACCATTCGAACCACCACCAACTAAGAACATCATGATTTGCTCTGAAATATCACCTGTTAAGCTATAACCTATAAGCCTTTGCATATACTCCACTAGATCCTGGTCACCTAAGAATATTTGATCTAAGAATGCCAACCATGTTGGACATTTTGCGTTTTCATCAAATGAAACATTAGTAATTTTAGTTAAACCAAGTTCACGATCATGTTGCTGCAGCTTCCCTGTTTTCAAATCAACAATTCCGTTCTCAACATTGAATAAATATTTATACTTATCAAACTCCTCACGTTCTCCTGGTACTAACGGCATAAGGTCCTTGATGCTATTCATTCGGATGTTTCTTCGTTCACACATCCGAGCCCATTTTGTTTCTAATTCATCTTCTGATTTATAAAGACTTCTAAGTACTTTTGCTGTAATTCTTTCAATTTCTTTTTTCGTATCCAACTTCCATCGTTTGCCGTCCCAAATGTACCAGCCAATATCGCTAACATATTTAATCACATGCCCATATTCATATGCGATACGTTCAGCATTTCCTAATTCAGTTAAACGGAATTTCTTTTTCGGTTTGTCCTCCACAACTTCAACCGCATCTTCATTAATGAAATCAAAGGAAAATTCTTCGAATTGCTGTTTGTTATCTAAAATAGTTGTGGATGTCGATGAAATAGCCGTTGCAATCGTTCTTTCACCGTACGTTTCATTTGTATCACTAAAATGAATAACGTCCCATTTATCACGTATAAGGCTTGACTCACGGAACATTGAATCCATTCGAATTGCTGATTTCCCTGTCCAAAATGCTAAATGGTTACAGAGAGAAAGATCACTTGCTGAATGATCATCATTGATTAAGTTGCCATTGTATAACGAACGAATTTCATCACCATTCTTACTTCTGAACATTCTTTCCCATAGAGCATCGTTCGAAATTTTGATTTCATCTTTTTCAAACTCTGCTAAATTTACACGCCCTTGAATGTCACTATCATCAAAATACTTTTCGAATACTTCAGCTAGTTCATCCGTTCGCTCGTATACATCATTGGAATTCTCACGATTTCCAGTAAAGGTAAAGAAACGTCCGTATGAGTAAATTTCTAAACCGTGCTTTGTATTTTTTCGTCCTGTACCTAAAACAGATTGTGGAAGACCACCTCTGATAATGATGTGAATCCCATTTCCTGACGGCGAAAATTCTGTATAGCTATCTAATGTATCGATAATCTCTGTTGCAAAAGCATTTGTTTTTCCGTCCGTAACACACTTATCAATATCGATTCCGATGTAATTGTCCTGCCTACTAAACACGAAGCCTATTCCGTCATAGTCACCTTCCAAGTAGAATTTGACTGCCGTTGCAAATGTTGACCAGGTACGTCTGTTATTTGCTTGAGCCATTTCACCAGTTACTTGACACGGAACTTTTGTCTGCTTGCCATTTCGCGTTTCGAACTTCCACAAGATCCATTGAGGAAGGGCCTTTAACTCGGCAGGAATTTCATTAAAATTGTATGGATTCTTTTTCATTTCGCCCTCCGATTACCCTTGTAAATAATCATCAATTTCTGCTCCTAATGAATTACAAGCCCTTTTGAGTGCTTCACGGAGTTTTTTATTTTCATCAACTAATTGAAAAATGTCAGTTTCATCTAAAATTCCAGCTAATTTGTATAAATAAAGTTTTGAAACTCCTAAGCATTTTGATATTTGTGAAATAGTTTCTGCCGATGGATTTCTTTGACCTTTTTCAATTTGGGATAGATACGGTTGTGAAACATCTGTCATTTCTGCAACTTGTACTAAAGTTAAACCTTTAGATTTTCGTAATTTTTTAATTTCTATTCCAATCATTACTATTCACCTCGAATTTAGGGTATAAAAAAGAGAAGTCGGTTAAAACCAACCTCTCTATTTAGTTATTAGAATGGTAAATCGTCATCACCAACAGTAATTGGTGCACTTGTTTGCATTGGTGGATTCACTTTTGAGGCGCTATAACTTGATACTTTCGGGAATACACGTCCATCATCTTTTTTATCATGTGTGATATAGACATTTAAGTGTTTATTGAAAACATCTTTCGCCATTTGCGCTGGACCTTGTGGGTTATAATTTTCAGGCATACCACAAGCTAATAAGAATGACTTAGCAATCCCCCTAGCTGTTGGATGCTCAAAAGTGAAAGTTGTATATTGAACCTTTTGACCTTGATGATCTTGCGGAACATCCGAACGAATTTCAAAATCCACTGTTAATTTATCTTTTTTGTTTTGCGTTAAACCCTCGACAGCATTTAATACAACCACTTCATAATTTCCTACTTCGATTAATGAAAATCCTTTTACTTCTTCTACTTCATCCATTTTGAAAAATGACATTATAATCTCTCCCTGTTCTTTGTTATATTTTAGTTTGTTGATACCACTATTAATTCTTCTTGTAAGCAGCCTTGACGGGCATCTAAATGATTCTTAGCATAAACACTTTGGTCACCTTCTAAGATGAATCCTCGTGTACTATCTGCCTTTTTAACTAATCGTCCAACAACATGAACAATTCCCATAATGTGATTAACGATCTTATCTCGAATATCTGGAATGAATTGTGTGTATTGCTGACCATCATCATGAGTGATATTTCTGGTAGTTTCCCAAGCTGTGAAAATAATATTTGCATCTAACGAATTAAATGTTTCTACTAACTTTAAAAGATGGTTATCTAGTAAAGCGTAGTCCTTTAATTCAGGCATACCACTTTTTGTCTTTTCGCCTTTTTTAAGTAACCATAACTTTTGGTAATGCGTTAAATTATCGATAAAGATGTTGTCATACTTACCAATGTTTGCTTTAGCAAGTGCAAAGAATTGTAAAATGCTATCATGTGGATTTTCACCATCAATTTTGGCTACATCTACATTTTTATAACCAGATAACACTTGGCTTGTCCCATCGATATCAAACACCAATGTTTTGCCTGGTAACAATCCAGCTACCGTTGTTTTTCCGTTACCTGGTTTTGAATACGCAATGATTTTAGCTTTTTTACTTTTCGTAATTTGAGAACCATTTGTGATTTCCAATTAATTCACTCCTTCACCATATTTTTCAGAACAAAAATTGAAGCTTCAATGTCCTGGATCTTGCTTTCAGTATCTTGGATATTCTTTTCAAGGATTGGTTTTCTTTCTATTACCCTTTCTAGCTTGCCGTTATAATCTTTTAATCTCCCTTGCTCCACATATAATGACTTTTCTAATTCTTCAATAGCAGCGTTCATTTTACTCACCAGCTACTTTCTTTATGGAATGAGACTCTACATATTGTTTGATGCAATCTGTTTCATCGTGTATGTAATCACCATCAATATCTCGGTACTCTTCATCAAAATAGATTTCTTTACCACAACTTTGACAATGATCCATCACGTTATTGAATGGGGAGTCCTGACGGTTCCCGATTACCATTGAATTTTCGAGCATTTGGTATCCCTCCAATTTTCTCTTCCATTCTTTCTTGAGTGTAAAGAGAGAAATAGGTTACATGATCATTAATAAAGGAAACTTCATAAGGATAATACTTGGATTCACGTTTTAGTATTAAAGGCTTAGTCTGAGATTTATCTAACAATGATTCCAATACTTCATTTTTTAGATGTACTTCCTTTCCATCAATTCTAATGATTCCATGTTCATTTTGTGCTTCTCGAATAACTTGTACAGCTTTAGCAACTGATTTAATATCCATTACTGCCATTCCTCCCCTACAGCTTTTAATGCAGCTTTGCAAATAGCTAAAGGAGCCGATCTTTCATATCCCTGATATTTATCTTTTAGATGTCCACTTGGGAAATGTTCAGTTATAATCACATTTGTCATTCTGTCTTCAATAAATATTTCCACTGATTTAAATGACTCTTGTAATTTATCAACAACTAACCATGCATCTTCCATATTCATACTAAATTTAGGTAATTCACGATGAACCATACCTATTGGCTTAGAAACCCACATTGATTTAAGGATTGATGTTTCAGGTGGTTTAATCCATCCCATAACCTTTTCCGCGACTAATTCATCGATTGGTTTATCGTTCATTTCAGGTCCACCTTTCTCTCCATCGGAGTAAGCTCAAATGTCTCATCAACAATACTTTTTATATCAATCGTTAATTCTTCAAATCCCTTATTTTTTTCATTGTAAAAACCAACTACAATACTTAATGGCTTTACAAATTTAACGATGCAAGGTGTACTAATTTCTGTACGTCTGCTGTAGTTGTATTTATTCAACCAATATGCAGTTCCACTTTGAATGTTTTCCGTATCAAATTGCGGTTTATTTACTATCATGCCTTTCACTCCTTTACACAAAGTCAATTCATGCTATAATGACCAAGAAATATGTTTTTATTAGACCGTCAGCCCCAACTGGCGGTTTCTCTTTTATACAGCTCGAAAGCATTCAACATTTTGTTCCGCAATTAAGTAATTTGTTAGATTTCCTTCAAGTACGGCATTCTGTCCGAACATAAAATACTTATCATCTTGCTTAATTTCACAACCATAGAAGTCTTCAATTGGATGATCAGGTTCCTTAATTGATTCCTTTTTAGCGATGTCTTCCACAAATATTGCATCGATATTACTTAAACCAATGTGGAATGGGATTTTCTCATTAGCACCTGCATATTCGATTTTTGTTAAAGAACCAAACCCATTTTTAAATGTTGCAAATTCCTTAGCTGTAAAGCTTACTGTTGCTCCTGACTTAAAAATAACCGTTACTTCCTTCAATTAATTCACCTCATTCATTTTCTTTTCCATTTCAACCCACTCTTGCGGAAATACAATCTTTCCATCGAGTGCATGAACTACAGTAAAATCATCTTCATCGCAAATTCGAACTTCAGGGAAAATACACTTTTGTAAATTTACGTAGTTCCAAGTTTCTTGTGCATTTGCAAGGTTAACCGCTGGACAAAATTCTCCGTCTTTTTCAATAAAGCAATAACCTTTGAACAATTAACTCACCTCCCTTCAAGATGAAACCTTACGGTTCATTTCACTTAATTCACGTCTTCTTCTCATCTCTTCCACGAACAATTGCGCAGGGCTATTCTTCGCTTCAGCACATCTTTTTACAACCTCTGACGCTTTCATTAATTTGCTTGCGGATAATACTCCGTTCATGATTGTCACCATCTTTCATCTACTTTTGATAAATAACGACTTCATTTTTCGACATTTTTAAGACAAAAAATAAAATCTTCTAATCTGATTTTTTGGTTATTTTTTTACAGGTTATCCTCGTGTGCAACCTTCCGTTTTCCACAAAAACTTCTCTATCATATTTCGACAAAACTTCTTCTCGATTAACCGTTTCTACCTCACCAGATACCCAATAACCGGATCGAAGTAGAAACTCAGAAAAACCTTCTGGGATCGGGAACTCATACCCATCTAAGGTAATGCCAGTCACTTCAATACCTTCTCTAACTATCATTTTTTCCACCTTCTACATTTCAAGAGTGACTCCACCGCCAACTCTACTTAAAGTAGAGTCTACATTAAAAAAAATTTGATCATAACTAATTTCTAGCAAATCACAAATTTTCTTAGCATTTCCTACAGTCACCTCATCAGGATGATTTTCCATATTTCTATATGTTTGAACATGGACATTTAGCTGGTTCGCCATTTCATTTTGAGTAAAACCTTTTAGTAATCGCGCTTGTTTAATAGTGAGAATCATCAACTTCACCTCGTTTCGTTTCGCTTACAAACAAATAATAATCTACTTAAAGTAGAATGTCAACAACTATAAATCTATTAAATTCTACTTTCGTTTTAAATAACCGCTTTAAAAGTAGAATTTTTTCCACTTTATATTGAATAAACTCTACTTTTAGTATAATATTATAGATATAAAGTTGACGGAGGTCACTATAATGAGCATAGGAAAAAATATTAAAAAATTAAGGAATAAACATAATCTTTCACAAAAAGAATTCGGGGAAATAGCTGGTGTTTCAGATAAAGCAGTATCTACTTGGGAAAAAGGCTTAAAAGAACCAAGAATGGGAGCTATTCAAAAAATCGCTGATCATTTCGGGATTTTAAAAAGCGATATCATTGAGGATCAAGGTGCAAAAGTCACTCACATTAGACCTAATCAACCTGAAATTAAAAACAATTGTAAAGCTGTTCCATTGCTTGGAGCAATAGCAGCAGGCACTCCTCTTGAAATGGTTGCTGTGGAAGAATGGGTTAATGTTCCAGTTGAAATTACAGATTGTCATCCTCATGCTTTTTTATTACGAGTAGTTGGCGATAGCATGAGTAAAGTAATACCACCAAATATGTTAGCGTTGATAGATCCAGATGTTGAAATTAAAAATGGAGATATTGCTGCAGTTGCGGTTAATGGATTCGATGCAACTCTAAAAAGATTTTATAAGTTCCAAGATGGAATTACTTTAGAACCTGAAAGTTATAATCCTGAATATAAAACACAATTTTTTGATTCTAAAACACAGGAACACACTCCTGTTGTAGTAAAAGGAAAATTAGTTTGGTATATGGCACCACTTAACGTTAAATTCTAAGTGTAAGAGGTGATTATTTTGACTAAGGCTGCTATATATATTCGTGTTAGTACTCAAGACCAAGTAGAAAATTATAGTATAGAAGTTCAAAGGGAACGGATAAGAGCATATTGTACAGCAAAAGGTTGGGATATTTATGATGAATATATCGATGGCGGTTATTCAGGTTCTAATCTAGATCGCCCAGACATTAAAAGGCTTTTAAATGATTTAAAAAAAATAGATGTTGTCGTTGTATATAAATTAGACAGGTTATCTCGTTCACAAAGAGATACATTAGAATTAATTGAAGAACATTTCTTAAAAAATAATGTGGACTTTGTATCCATTACAGAAACATTAGATACCTCTACTCCTTTTGGAAAAGCCATGATTGGTATATTATCTGTATTTGCTCAATTAGAGCGCGAGACTATTGCAGAGCGTATGAGAATGGGCCATATTAAACGAGCTGAAAATGGTTTAAGAGGAAACGGTGGGGATTATGATCCTTCTGGTTACACAAGAGTTGATGGTCATTTAATATTAAAGCCTGATGAAGCTAAGCATATTAAAAGAGCTTTTGATTTATATGAGCAATACCATTCAATCACTAGAGTACAGGAAGTTTTAAAAGAAGAAGGCTATACCGTTTGGAGATTCCGGAGATATAGGGATATTCTCTCTAATATATTATATATAGGACGTGTAACCTTTTCAGGAAAAGAATACAAAGGTCAACATGAGCCTATCATTTCATCAGAACAGTTTAAACGTGTACAGGTGCTTTTGAAACGTCACAAGGGACATAATGCTCATAAAGCTAAACAAAGCCTGTTATCGGGTTTAATAACTTGTTCATGTTGCGGAGAAAAATATGTAGCATATAGTACTGGTAAGTCTAAAGATGTTGAATCCAAAAGATATTATTACTACATTTGTAGAGCTAAGAGATTCCCTTCTGAATACGATGAAAGATGTATGAACAAAACATGGTCAAGAAAAAAACTTGAAGAAGTTATATTTGATGAATTAAAAAATCTAACTGTAAAACAAAGCGCTTCTCAAAAAAAAGAGAAAAAAATTAATTATGAGAAGTTGATTAAAGATATTGATAAAAAAATGGAGCGTCTTCTTGATTTATTCACAAATACTACTAATATCAGTAGACAACTTTTGGAAACAAAAATGGATAAATTAAATTCAGAGAAAGAGCATCTTATTCTAAAGCAACAGAGTTACGAACAAGAATTTTCAATTTCAAAAGATATGATTACAACGATTAATGAATCATTAGAAACAATGGATTTTAGAGATAAACAAGTTATGATTAATACTTTTATACAAGAAATTCACATTGATCATGACGTGGTTGATATAATTTGGAGATGGCGTTTTTGA